GGGTAGCATATGTAATAGAACTAACACCCGGCGTTGTTGTTATTGTACCAGATGAACCACTACCACAATTTATTGTATATGGGTTATGTGGGTTGTATGGTTGGATAAATGGTAATGTTTGTATTGGTGCAGTATTCGGAACTCCAAATGGAAATCCGATTGGTTCATCTTTAACTTCTGCTAACTTATCTTTTAATATATCCCATTGTTTTGGAGTAATGTTAAATTCATGTACTCCCTCTGTGAATCCTTTTAACCAAAGGACAAATTCTTTTGATGTCATAACTATTTATTTTTAATTTGTGTTTTAGGGTCAATAGATGTCACTTTCATTGCAGGAGGTGTTAATTTATCAACATCCATATTTAGTTCTACTATTTTTGATAAACCACTTAATTTATAAGTTCTATATGCATCATTTGTAATGATAGGAACTTTGCTAACTACTTTTTGATAAAATGCTTTAGCTCCACCTTTCATTTCTAATGTTTCATTTTCTTCATTTACAAATTTACCAAAAAAACGTTTAATTAAATCTGGTCTAATATTTGATACCTTTACACAATGAACTATATCCTTTGATTTTGATACAAATAATGTATAAATTATAGGAGCTGTTGTTTCTGAATATCTACCTTTAGTTCCATCCACATATTCGTATCCCTTTATTAAATAGAATTTAGCTCTAACGATTTGAGTTGGAGATATTGTATTCTTATCATCAATAAATTTACGATATATAGGATTGTAATTAATCATTTTTGTTTAACATTTTCAATTTTGGTAATTGTAATTGTTGAAATTTAGGCTGTATTTTAGTATAAATACCATGCTGATTTAAAATAGTATCAAACAATTCAGTCATTTTTTGTAAACCAAATTTTTGTTTATTATTCTTAGCCAATTGATTTGCACCTGACTTATATTTGTCATAGTTTTTGTATACATCTTTAATCAAAGGTAATGCTTTTGAAATATTTACATTAAACCATTTAGATTCTTTTAATAAGAAATCATCAGCCGCTGATTCGTGTACTTCTTTCAATTCACCATCTAACAATATTGCTCCACTTTTTAAGAAATCCAAATGACCACTCCAATTACTTACCAATATTGGTTTACCTGTCAAACTGAATTCTAATAATGGTCTACCAAACCCTTCACCTTTTGTGAAGTTTAACATTGCTTTTACTTTTGGATGCTCATATAAACCATTCATTTCTGATTGAGTTAAATCTCCATGTAAAAGATAAATTGATACTTGCTTATAATCATTTCCCAATGTTTCTCTGATTTTTTTAATCGTATTCTCTCTATCAATTACACTAAATCCAGCTGAAGATGTTTTAAGAATTAATGCTGGCTTTTTCTTTTCATTTTTGAATGCCATTGCGAATGTTTTAATCATCATTCCTACATTCTTTCTATCCTCTCCCAAATCACCTCTTAACCAATGTCCTACGAATAAGAAAGCAAATTCTTCTTTAATTTCATCTAATTCGGTAATATGTGCAACGTGCTCTGTTCCGAAATCCTTTTCATCAAATCCTTCAAAAAGAACTTCTACTGGTTTTTCAATTTTAATCTGTCTAACTAATTGATTTGTTCTTTTATCCGTTTCATTATAAATCGTACCTACTAAACTTAATTTAGAATGTTCCGATGGAGTTATAACTAAATCCATTCTATTACATCCATCAATCCAATTCATAGGACATGCTGTGGTTTCAATTGCCGCAGTAATACCAATGTTATAAAATCCTAATGCTTGAAATTCATTTGGAACTGTAATTTGGATATATACATCGGGCTTTTCTTCCACCTTTCCTATCATATTATCTATAACCCACTTATGGAATTCATTATCATAATTAAGCGCATCCATAGGAGTTGTACCCCATCTTGTACTTATTATTTTAATATCAAATTTATTTAATGTGTAAAGTGAATATAGTAAATCTCTACTATGGTCTCCATAACCACTTCTAGTTGCTACTGGAGCTTGAAATATTAATGTTTGTTTCATATGCTATATAACTCGTATTTTTTTCTTGGTTTCCAATTTTCAAATGCTCCCTCCATACCATCAATTAATGTCTGGCACATAGCTTCTCTACTTAGTTTACCTTCTCCTAAGAAATGTTTTCTACCTTTTAATGCGGCCTTTGTTCTTTCTTCTTTACCCATTTTATACCAATCCATAATTAAAGGTGCTACATCTTCGAAATCAACTCTATCATCAAAAATATATGGAGTAGGAACTGAACCTGTTGTTGAACGAACTGGCCAAATTGGTGTCACCCAATCTCCCCAAACTACTGTATTCTTTTTATGTCTATCATGTAATGAACCAATTTCTACATAATCTTCTTCAGTAAGTAATTTACCCGTACCCTTATCTCTGAATCCACATTGGTCTTGCAATCCACCCGTTACCGTTACAATGATTGGAGTTCCAGCCATTACCGATTCTGCAGTTGCTAAACCAAATCCTTCGTTAGATGCTATATTAATTGTAGCATCAGCCATATTATAAAGATAATTTAATTCCGTTTCAGTATAACGATTTGGAGCAAATACCACATTAATATTAGGTGTACAATGTGCAATCGTAGTTGGTAAATCAGTACCATGTTCCATAACAGGTTCTGTATGCATTAATAAACATACTTTATCTCTTTTATCTTCTGGTAATGCATCAACAAATTTATCAAATGCTAAGATAACATCAATTGGTTGCTTTCTTCTAATATTTCTATTATTCCAATAAAGAACAAATTCATATTCTTTATCTCCAAAAATACTTTTCTTAAAATCTTCAGGAACTTCAACCGGCTTATATAATTCTGAATTGATACCATGTGGTACATAACTTACTTGCCAATCTTCAGGCTTTTTCCAATGTGTTTCTTTATCCCAGCCCCAAACTCTACGAGTAATACCATATGTTTGCTTTGAAATACATCCAATCCAATCACAGCTTTCGTAATAGTTTCTATTATATTTTGGGTCTGGCAAATCATCCCAAATATGGTAAAAGAATAAAGGACATGTTTGTCTAATTTCATGCTCAATATCATATAACCATAACCAATATCTTGGGTCAGTAAAGTGTAAGATTGCATCGGGTCTTTCCGTCATTAATAATTGACGAATGACATCAGCATTTCCATATCCATCAAAAGGATATATTTTTACAGAAGCATCTTTAATTCCGGTTCTACTTCTAACATCATCATTGAGGTCTAATATTCTTCCAGCTTCAGGGTGTTTAATTGCTGCTCCCAATTGTACCCAATCATACTTATCAAGTGTTCCCATAACTAATTGTTTGGAAACGTTGGCAATACCACTTGCCATTCTTAAATCATCCGAAAGTAACAGAATCTTCTTTTTTGCCATAACTTATTTCTTTTTCTTTAAAATTGAGAACCACTTATTTTTAATTCTGTATAAGTGTTTAATTGTTTTCTAAATTGTTCGTTTTTTACATAAAGGTCTAAAGTTCTGTTAACGAGTTTTTGGAAATTAATACCACTTTTGATTGTAGCTATTTTAAAATCCTCATCATATAACTCTCTTATAACCTTAACCGTAGTTAATTTTAGGTTTGCCATAGTTGTTTATAAATTTATATATAAATATATATAAAATTATTTTCCATCACACAAACCTCTTTCTAAAAATTCGCACCAACCACATAATTTTGATGGCTTTTTTGGATAAGTTATATCCATTCTGTATTTACCATCCTTATCAAATACACTTTCCACAAATTCGGTAAATCCTTTCCAAGCTTTATTAACAGATGGTTTACCACTTGCAGGCACGTGTCTACTAATTCGTGGAATATGATAATCTGCATTTTCGGATACCTTACGTTTTAATATGATGAATTCAACTTCAATCATATCTTCGGAAATTTTTAGCATCTCTGCATAGAATTTCTTATATAAAAGTATTTGTGTGTTTTTAATTGGGTCCGATTTCTGATATTTACTCCAACCTTTAGTAGATGTTTTGAAATCGGTAATACGATATTTGCCCGTTGTTTTACTTCTAACAATAAAGTCAATAAATCCTAAAAAGTTTACATTTTCAGAAATTTTAGTATTAATGGGTTGCTCTATTGCAACTAATTCATCATCCTTTAAAGAAAAGAAATTATTAAAATTTTTGGGCTTCTGAAAGTAATCCAAAATGAGATTTCCATCTTCTAAAAACTCTACTAATTCTTCTTTAGAACATATAGGGTCTTTACCTTCGTTGGATTCTTTGAGAAAAAACTCTCTCATCTTTTCTTTAAGAAATGCCTTTGTATCCATTCCTTTATCAGCTTGTGATTTGGAGATACGAAGGCATCTACTTAAATATTCTTGCAATGTTTCGTGCATTGCTGAACCAAATACTGAATGTATATTGGATGATGATTCTGATAAACCATCTATGTAACTTAGTTTGTATTGTTGTGGACAATTGTGCCACATACTATATTGTGAAAATGATACTCTAGCCATATTACAAATATACAAAAATTATTTGATTAAACCAAAAATTTATATCTTTAATTTTAATTTTGTAATCTGCTTTTTATCAATACCATACTTTTCAGAAATGTATTTTATATTTTCTCTACCTTCCCTTGTTGCATATAAAATTTCTAAATATTCATTTGCTTGTAATTCCGAACAATCGTATTCTTTTTGAATAAGCTCTACTATAAAACTTTCATATTTTTCAGCTGATTTACCCTTCATATATTTTAGAAAGTATCTTCCTTTTGGAATCAAATTAATATACAATTTGTACATATCCTTTGGTTCAAGCGTTTGAGTCAAAGGTAGTATCGATGCAATTAATTCTATCCAATCGGGATTCATTGAAAGAAATCGATTAATCATAAAATTACTCCAAGACTTCTTATCCTCATCGGATAGATTATCAAAATACTTAGGGTCTTGTTCGTTTGTTATAGCCTTAATGTGGTCAAATAAAGATTTACCAGCCATATTATTGAATTAATGGTTTAACTTTTTTATCTCTAAGTTCATCTGGTAGTAACTCTTGTAAAGGTTTACCACATTGAGTACACAAATATAATTCAATTGGAATTATTGAATCTTGTGGTTGTCCTGTCATTAATTTACTTATTTTTTTAAATCGAAATGCTGGCATAAATGTTTTATTACCACATTCGCAATCCATATCTCTTGCATCATTTAGGGTCATACCTAATGGCAATCCTTGTTGTCCTTCCATTATCTTATAATGTTTATAATTTGAATTAATAATGATGCGAATACAATTTCTTTATCCACTACCATTGAATCTTTATATTGTGATTCGGAAATTGCTAATATTATGTTGGCTGTATTACCACCCGCATATTCATCAACTTTATCATACAAATATGTATACATTTCAGTATAGTCATTCATTTGATTATCCAACACCATTTGTCTAGTTTTCAAATAAAGATTTCTTTTATCATCCGAAGTTTTAAGAGCTTCTACTAATTTGGTTCTAAAATCGGATTCAATCATAATTGATTTATCCACTTTTAACTCTCCTTTGTTAGATTGAAGTTGACATGTATTTAATATTCTACGAATATCAGGATAATACGAACTTACAATTTCAGCTACATTTTTAATATCATATGTAATCTTTTCAGAATCTAATATTTTACTAACCTGAACAGCTACATCCTTTTTTGTAGGAGGTGTAATTGCAAATGATTGACATCTACTTTGAATCGGGTCAATAATCTTCTCAATGTAGTTACAAGTCAAAATGAATCTACAATGTTTACTGAATGTTTCCATTAAGTTACGAAGGATTGCTTGTGCGTTTGGAGTCATATAATCAAACTCATCCAAAATTACAACTTTAAATCCTGCAAATCCCACCGATGATGCAAAGTTCTTTACTTTGTTACGAACGGTATCCACATTGTTCTCATCCGATGCGTTGATAATCATAAAGTCACATTTGATTGTGTTTACGATTAACTTTGCCAACGTAGTTTTACCAGTGCCGGCTTTTCCGTACAAAAGTAAATGTGGAATATCATTTGTATCCAAATATTGTTGAATAGTTTCTTTGATGGTTTCATTACCAACATACTCAGCTAAGTTATTGGGTCTATACCGTTCTACCCAAAGAGAATTTTCTTTTTTATTAATATTATTTGCAAAGAAGCTCATAATTAGTTTTTATATTTATAATTTTTATAATTTTTAGAATTGCATCTATATCTTATAGTTGATTCCGATACTGATAATGTTTTACTAGCACTTACTATTGTTTCGTATTCTACATCATCGATTATTATCTGTCTAGACATTGGATTCTTTTTTCCAATTAGAATTCCAGCATTATGCCGATGTCCAAAGTTTTTATGCAATTCGCCATGTACCCATTTTACATTTTTAAAAGTTTCTATTCGTTTATTAATAGCTTCTTTAGTTGCTCCTGGGTTACCATTTTTCCATTTACCTAATTTTGATTTAATTTTTTCATACAATTTATCTCCTTTTTTATATGTAATACCACCATCCCCACCTAATGTCATATTATACCCATTTTTATATGTATCATATTTTTCAATGAAATGCGATTCATATTTATTTAAGTCAGATTCGGTTTTACATACTAATTTGATTTCCCATATAAAATCATCTTTGGAATAGAATCGTAGCGCATTATGAAAATTGCTTGGAGAATTATCATTTGCGCTTTTGTAATGCGCTACTTTTCTTTTTGACAATGATTGCTTTGTTTTACCTATATAAATTTTATTATTCAATTTATTTGTTACCTTATATATTATCATAATTATTCTTTATTATAAGTATATGTGGTCGGTAATTTTCAACCATTTAGTATATTAATTTTTTACGAATACACCATTTACGGTCTTACCAGTACGGTCTTTGATTTCATTCCAAGCGGATTCTAAACATTGACTAGGAGTTAATCCCAATTGTTTAGCCAAAATGATAAGTGTTACAAATGAATCACCGATACCATCTTTTATTTCCTCATCTTTAGATTTTAATAATGCTCCTGCGGTTTCACCCACTTCTTCCAAAACTTTTAATAATTGCTTTGGTGCATTTTCTTTCTTTAAGATATCTTTATCAGCTGCCCAATTGATTACATTTTCAATTAACTTATCAAATGAAACATCATAATCTGGGAATAGTTCTAATTGTTCTGCCATTTTATTAATTTGAAATTTCTACTAAATAATATTTACATGCAAAGTTATCAATTAAGAACTCAACATTTGCTAAACCATCGGTTGATACTTTCAACTTTGCTGAAGTAGCTTCTTTGTTAGCCGTTAAGATTTCTTTTAGATACTTTGCTGAGAATGAGATTGGTTTCACATCTCCATCAAATCCTTTGATAGCGATAAATGTAACTCTATTTGTAGAAATAGAAGAATATCCAATTGCCATCTTCAAATCACCACCTTCACTAAATACAGTGAATGTATCGATATCAGATAATGCACCTTTTGCTTTGATAAACTTATCAATCATATTCGATGCCATATCGATTGAAATACCAAACTCTGGCAATTGCTTCAAATCAGGCACAACCGGAATAACACCTAAATCTGCTAATTGATAAGAAGTTTCAGTTTCATCCGAAGATAACTTTAATACAGTAGCCTTATCACCTACGGTATCAACTTTTAAACTCAAATCGTTATCTAAGATACCTACTAAGTTTTTCAACAAAGAAGTAGTATAGATACCAATACTAAATGGAGTTGATGTAAATCCATCAAAGTCCACCTCACCTAACATAGTTTTATCATCCGAAATAAATCGAACCGATAATTTGTTTCCTTCGGCATTCCATGCTACCGACTCAATTACTCCACCTAAAGAGTACTTTTGAATAAAGCGTAATAAATTTTGCTTGTTCATACTTTTTTTTTTAAATTTTAAATTATTGTTTTACAAATATACGAAAAGTTTTTTAAAAAGCAAAGAATTTCTTTGCCGTTTTTGTGTCATTTGATGCTTTTTCCCATTTTAGGGCCTTATAGAAATCATCTACCTTGTTTTCCAACTCAGCTTTATAAATCATATCTCTATCAACATATTGTTCTACGAAATCCATAATCTCTTTTGGGTCATTGTAATCTTTGAATGCCACCGTATCTAATCCCAATGGATTCGTTTTAAGATATACCCACTTTACTTTATCACCATCTCTAATTGGTTCATTCTTAAAAGGACAATCGAAGAACTTTAATAATCGATTATATGTAATACCTGCTTTAACGTGTGCAGGTGTTCCTTTCTCAAAAGATGCAATTGCTAAACCACTATCTTTTCTCCAAGTTCCTTTATCGTATTTACTTAACTCTTTGATTGCTCCACCCTTTGCTATTTTATTAACAGGCAGATTAATCATATTATTTTTAAATTCCAATAACTTCTTATCCACATAATCATTATCCTTACCCATTAGAATATCTTTTAACATACCACTCATTTGGTCCTGAAATGCTTTGGGGAATGAAGAACGAACTACATCTAATCCTTTTACATCTAACTTATCACAAGGAATACCATTCTTTAATACCATCCATTGTGCATATCTTTTCTTTGCTACCCAAAATCCTGCTTTACTGATATATTCCTTTTTAATCTCAAATCTATGTTTATCTTTTGGAATAAAAAAGAATCTTTCGGCAAGAATATCATAAAATGAATTTAAGAATGTTTGAGTTTCTTCGGCAACAGTATTTACTTCGGTAGCCATTCTCTTCTCATCAAATTCTTTATAATTGGGGTATCTATGTTTTATTATCGGTTCAGCCATCATATAAATGGAATCAGTATCGATATAAACATTGTAATCCTCTTTAGTTCCGAGTTCTTTCCAATATTTGATGTTTGCCATTTCTGCTGTTTTCTTAATAACAGTTTGACCCGTAATCGTAACTGCCTCTGCATTATCAATATCGTAAAACCGAAAGGCAGGAAGACCAAGAACACCATACATAGAGTTAAGAAGAATCTTTTGAACCAATTGCCTTTTAGCATAAAATTCATATTTTTCCGTATCACCCGCTTCACCATACTTTTTTTCTAATTTTCTAAATTCAACCCTTTGTTTAAACCATGTATCCAAAATATCAGTAATTAAACCAGCTTTATTTTGTGTATAAAGGACTCCATTTGCAGCAACACCTAAATTACTATCTTTGATGACTTCCTTCAATTCCTGAGTACTATATGAGTATTCATCGCCATCCTTACCTATTAGCTTATATGTCTTTTCTACTCCTCTTATATTTTCTTCTGCATCCCAATTCTGAATTTTACCTACTTTAGTTTCTGGACTGATGTTTAAGGTCATAATGATTGATGGATATAGGGATGTTAAATCCAAATCATAAATCCAATCATACTTACCAACGATGGGTTCTTTTACATAAGCACCGATAAACTTCTCTTGGTCGTTATCTCTCAATGCTTGCATCCTTTCTTTTCTATCTTTTGGTTTATTAGTTGCTACTAATCCTTTCTTTTTCAGATATGCCAAACAAGCACCTTCTAACCATTTAGATGAAAAAATATAATCTTCGTATGGAACGAATCCTGCGTGACAAACTGCTCTACATAAATCTATAAATTGTAGCTTCTCATCCATCGATACAACTAAATCCACATCGACAATGTTATACTCAATAAATTTCTCTAAATCGTTTTCAAATAAATCATCCAAACTTCCTTCATACTCAATCTTACCTCTACCTAATTCCTTTGTAGCAATATGGTTTAGAGTATAAGATGCTTCTAATGTGTATGTGTAAGTTTTATATAAATTGATGTAATCCAAAATAGCTACACCCCCAAAACTCCACTTTTCTCTATAAGGAGACCAGAATGTTTGGCTTATTGGTGATAATCTTTTTGCATTACCTTCTCCACATACGTTTTTAATACGATTGTAAAGATAGGGAATATCAAAGAAATCTATATTCCATCCTGTTAAAATAGTTGGGTTAATTTCTTCGTAATAATTAAGAAATTTAAGTAAGAGATTTTTCTCGTTATCGAAAATGTGAAGAGTAACTTCTCTCCCATCTATGCTAAAGTTTTTGGCATTGTTTTTAACTTTTCGTTCTTTATCTAATACAAAGACATCGTATAATTTCGTTGCCCCATCGTATGATGCTATCGCTGTTATTTCATTCTGAGCTTCCCTTGTATTTGGTAGACCTGTAATCATTTCTACCTCAATATCAAA